TCCGGTACCTTTAGCTGCGTCTTAATACGACGGCGGGTCTGCAAATATACGCTAACATACTTACAGCCGTGGGTTCTTCTCCCTCTTTTAGCCTTGATTAACTTTTTCTTGTACAGTAAACCGGTTCTATAGGCATATCCGATCGTGGTCCTGTTAAGGATACTACTGTACAACCCCTCTACCAAGTAGGGAATTCCATTGACTGTGATCCGAGATCCAGCTTTAAGGGCACACTAACAACGCCGGTGCGGGCTTATTTGGCAGTTTGTTGCCTAGATTTATTAGCCTTTGAGTATATGCGAACCATGTACACGGACAGATATCTGACCGTTATAATAGTCTTTTGATTCTAAAACTTTGTGATTAAATTGTTCTCTAGCTTCTATGTAAGAGCATTGCGCCTTGGATGTACAGTAAAATAATATGTCTCTACGGAAGTTTTCTTTGCCTAATTGTTCTACATCCTTGCTTAATTCAACGTTTGAGCCGTAATAATCACGCCAATCGCTGTCTATTTTAGAACGTATCTTCTTTTTCTTTTTTGTGCCGTTTTTGAGTTTTACTGTTTTGTAGCTAGTTTTAGCAAATTTGGCTAATTTTTTGCCTATGTATTTTCTGCCAGTAGTAATATTAGTAATAAGATAAACGAATCCTACACATTCTTCGGGCAGTTGTTCGATTAGCTGATTTTCATAATACCATGACATTCACTTAGTTATTGTCTTGGGCCTTCCTATCATGCCTTTTCTGGATTGTTTGCGTTCTTCTCGTTTTGCCTGTATTTCTACCCTGCGGGTACTTGCTTCGTTGCGTATTTCTGATAGCCAATATCGTGCCTTAATGCCTGCTTCGTCGGAGCCTTTGTATTCAAATCGTTCTTGCCACTTAAAATATTCCTGAAAAGCAGCAATCATTTTATCATGGCTTTCTGAACTCAAGCAACAATCTCCACATCGTTTGAATAGCTGGTAAATCCGTTTTCTTTAATAACTTTAAGCACATGATTAACACGACTTGTTAAATCATCTCTATGTGAAATCAAGAATACATTCTTGTTGCGTTCACGGGTCATCTTTTTAAGTACTGCAATACTTGATTCAACTCCGCTAGCATCCATACCGCTGTCAACAAGTTCGTCGATGAATAATAGGTTAATTGCTTGATATAGATTTTCCCAAACATCACGGAATGCCCACGACATAGACAAAATAAGCCTATTTCGTTCGCCACGTGATAGATTGTCAAAGTCTAGATCCTGTCCTAGCTGTGTAATAATAACAGTTAGGTCGTTTTGAAATTCTACTAGATGCGGCAAACCAATTTTATCTAGATAATAGGTCAGGCGCTGATTTAGATAGGCTAGATTTTGATCAATAATTCTCTTACGAATAAAGCTGTCTTTATTTGTCAACAACTTATGTAAAAACTCTTGATGATCTTTAATACGCACAAGTTTGTTTACGCTTTCGTAATCTAATTCTTGTACCGCAGTATTGCGTAATTCATCAATTTGTTCGATATAAGGATTAGTTTCTGCTACCTTAATTTCTAAATCACGCTCTAAACCACTTAGAGTATTTTTATGATTAAGTGCTTGTTCTAGATTATCATAGATCACAGTGGGACATTGACCTAATTCGCCTACTAGACTAAGAGCTTCATTGAGCTCACTAAGTTCTTCAGTATGCGTTTTTAACTGTCCTTGACTTTCTTCGACCTGTTTGCTTTTAGCAGACATCATTTCGTCATGTTTACTGTCATGCAGGTCTTGTCCACAACTATGACACTTGTGATCTGCAAGAGTCGTTAACTCTCTTTCTAGCTTTTCCAGCGTTCTCTGTTCTCTTTCTAGAGTACTTGTCTGCTTGGCAATAAGAGCAGTAAGACTATCTCGTTCTTTTTTACTTTTATTCCACTCTACTAGGGCACGTTGATTAGCTATTTCCTCGTCAATCTCAACATCTAATAGTTTTTCAATAGCCTTGGTTAGATTAGCAAGAGCAGTTTCGTGTTGCTCTTCCCACATACGTTGTTTACGTTCAAGAGCTTCAATACTCTGTTGAATACGTTTATTACTGGCTTTAATAGTTTCAAGTTTTGTGTTTTCTGTAGAAATATTATCTTTACTCTGCTTGACCTGTTCTTTAAGTGCTTCTGCTTTTTCACTTAATTGTGTAATACCCAACAGTTGTTCAATAATAGCACGTTGATCCGCAGCCTTCATAGAAAGAAATGGTTCAGTATAAGTGTTAAGAGCCACAAGATGTTTGAACATGTCATGAGTCATACCAAATACATCTTCAATTTCTTTTTGTGTTTCTCTTGAATCACCTTGACTTTCGTCTTGATCTAGACTTTCTTGTTCTTGACCGTTAACAGTAAATTTTAAAACATTAGGTTTACGCCCACGTTCAATATGATAGTCAATGCCGTCCTTTTCAAAACTAACAGTAACCAACATGTTTTTGTTGTTAATCTTGTTAACAAGGTTGTCTCTTTTGATATTTGTTAACGCAGTACCAAAGATAGCGTAGCTAAGGCCGTTAATGATAGTAGTTTTACCTGTACCATTACGGGCTCCGCTGTCATCACCGCCTAGATCTAGATTTTCTCCTAGCACTAGAGTTAGTTGTCCTTTGTCAAAGTTAATTGCCTGGGTTTGTGCGCCCACACTCATAAAGTTTCTAACAGTTAGGTCTTTAATTTTAATCATAGGTTATTATAGATCTCCAACAGCAGAGCCTTGTCGAAAGTATCGCTGTCAATGGCATTAATCTGATTCATTACAATTGTATCAACACTTTCAAAATTGATATCAATAGGAGTAGATTGTGCATCTACTTCAACTTTTTCAGGAATTAACATTAGCTCACGCAATTTGTATTGCGGCATAAATGTTTCTTTGATAAAGTTTGCTTCCTCAAAGCTGATAGGTAAATCAATAGTAACACGGCAATGCATCTTTTCTCTTAAGAGCTCGTCTGGCCGGTCAATAATTTGACTTAATTTGTAGGTGCGATAAACTGGTTGATTAGGCCATGAATGAAACTCAGGTTTTCCGCCCCATTCTAATATCATCATACCGCGATCGTCGTCGCCAGCATCAGCATAGTTGTGAGGAAATGCATTACCAATGTAATGTATATTTCTGTTGTTTTGTCTTTTATGGAAGTGTCCGGTAAACACATATTCTTGGTTGACAAAGTGTCCTGATTGAATAGTTCCGTGATCAGGCATCTGTACCATAGCATTCATATAAAAGCTAGGTAATTCTAAATGCCCAAACATATAACGACTTTTAATATTAGGAATATTCTTCCATTCGTCGGCAACTAGCCAAGGCATAATAGTTACATCGCCTTCGGTTAGTGTTTCTTTAATAGGAATGACATTAGGAAACAGTCGCATAAACTCAATAGAGTTAATTTCACGTTTGTCTTTGTAGAATAAATCGTGATTGCCCAGTATGAAATAGACTTTTTCAAATGATTGGCTCAGCTTCTCTAAGTTAGAAACTGTATAGTTCATAGTTGACACATCGGTGGTGTTTCTATTGTGATGCCAATCGCCCAAGAAAATTGCTGTTTCGCAATTTTCTCGCTTCGCGGTTTCGCAAAACCATTTCACGAAATCTTCGCAATCTTGGTTATGCGTTCTGCTACCAGACTTCAGTCCAAAATGTATATCAGTGAAGCAGGCTACTTTTTTAAATAATGACATAGAATCTCCTTAGTTATTGTAACACTTTTACAACCACTAGGTCAATCCCAATCACCACCGCCATCTACTGGCGAAGTACTAACTGGCCCATAACTAGCACCACCTTTGCCGGCAGCATTTTGTCTAGTCCAACTTGGATTCATTCCATTAATTTCTAAAATATCATCTCGAATATTTTGATTACGTTTTTCAATGTTAATAATTCTAACAAATGAGTTAGTAACAGCGGCAGTATAATAGGCAAATGGATTGTCGGATTTGCTTTCATCAAACTGCAATCCGATCTGCGTTAACTGTAGGATAGCCTGCCCACGCATCTCATCGTTATAGGTATATCCACGGACGTTGCCTCTAGTTGCATATCTCTCACAGAGTTTTAGAAACATTCGGGCTAGATTGTCGGTCATTCTTCCGTGTTCTTTATTAAATTCGCCAGTGGTAAAATCTCCCTTCCAATGGCTTTTTCCTACAAGAACTAGATTATCATTGTCGTCAAACTTCCAATGTTGGAAAGGGGGGAAGTTAACCTTATCATGACTGTCTGCGGTATTCTTAAGAGTTTTTTTACGACCGGGTGCTAGGGGAATATGTTCGAACGTCATAATCCTAAATACTACATCTGGTTTTTTGATAGTTTTGTAATCAACTTCAAAATCCTTTGCAGGGAATTTTTTCCCTCCTGACTGTGCAAGTTCATGAGCTTTTTTGCCCATCTTGATCGCTCTATTCCTTTTTGCATCTGCAATAGTACGAATGTTAATTTTAGAAATACTAGGTAAAATTAAATCGTAATCCCCGTATGCAGGATCAGTGTACGAACAATAGGTATTTTTGCTTAGATGTATTTCTCTTAGTAAATCCTTGTTTGTAAGATACTTGATTTTTGGGGGTTGAGGTATTAGGGTCATTGTTATAGAGTTCTCCAGTAGTTAATATAATAGCACATTTTGTCAAGAATAAATAGAGTATATTAGGAATAATCACTCAAAATGTCATTATCTATCAACCCTTTGGCAAAATTAGTTTCGTCGGTATCGGAACAGGTAAGCGCAGCCTCTGATGCTGCTAGCGGTGCTATAAACAGCAATACGTTTTCTTCGCTTAAATCAAACTTAGACTCTACAGTAGGACGTCTTAGTGGGGAAATTGGCACAGGGCTTAACGGCATGACCGCATCAGTAAATGGTCTTGTAAGCAACGCTTCAGGAGCATTAAACGGAGCTCTAGCAGGAGTAAGCGGAGCAATGGGAGGTGTTGGATCTACTATACAAAGTTTAGCTTCAAATGCCACAGGCGCTCTCGGCGGCATCGCTGGACAATTAGGAGGCGCAGCTGGATCAATAAGCAACACCGCAGCGTCAATCGGAGCCAGCCTAAACAAACTAGGATTGGCTAGTGGTGGGGTTGGCGGCGGACTTGCCTCGCTAGCTACATCGGTATCTTCAGCTGCTGGTATGGTTAACAATTTATTAAGTATGGCCCGGGGAAAGAACTTACCCAGTGGTGCAGAATTATTTAGTCAATCAGGGGCCTTTGTTAAATTAGAAGCGGAATCAGCAAGCGACTGGCGTGTAAAAATAAATGCAAACTTTGGATTATTTGGTAGTGCATTTAGTAGA